TGGTGCCTGGGCGGTAAAGCGGCAAAAAACTACCGTGAAAAGTCGGTGGATGTGGCGGGTTATGATGAACTTGCTGCTTTTGATGATGATATTGAACAGGAAGGCTCTCCGACGTTCCTGGGTGACAAGCGTATTGAAGGCTCGGTCTGGCCAAAGTCCATCCGTGGCTCCACGCCAAAAGTGAGAGGCACCTGTCAGATTGAGCGTGCAGCCAGTGAATCCCCGCATTTTATGCGTTTTCATGTTGCCTGCCCGCATTGCGGGGAGGAGCAGTATCTTAAATTTGGCGACAAAGAGACGCCGTTTGGCCTCAAATGGACGCCGGATGACCCCTCCAGCGTGTTTTATCTCTGCGAGCATAATGCCTGCGTCATCCGCCAGCAGGAGCTGGACTTTACTGATGCCCGTTATATCTGCGAAAAGACCGGGATCTGGACCCGTGATGGCATTCTCTGGTTTTCGTCATCCGGTGAAGAGATTGAGCCACCTGACAGTGTGACCTTTCACATCTGGACAGCGTACAGCCCGTTCACCACCTGGGTGCAGATTGTCAAAGACTGGATGAAAACGAAAGGGGATATCTTGGCACGGGGCTGTACTGGATAGCCGCCAGTATCAATATCAAACCGGGCCATGATTATTATTTTTACGTTCGCAGTGTGAACACCGTTGGCAAATCGGCATTTGTGGAGGCTGTTGGCCAGCCGAGTGATGATGCATCCGGCTATCTGGATTTTTTCAAAGGCGAGATAGGGAAAAGCCATCTGGCTCAGGAGCTGTGGACGCAGATTGATAACGGTCAGCTTGCGCCTGACCTGGCTGAAATCAGGACGTCCATTACGGATGTCAGCAATGAAATCACGCAGACCGTCAATAAGAAACTGGAAGACCAGAGTGCGGCAATTCAGCAGATACAGAAGGTTCAGGTTGATACAAATAATAACCTGAACAGCATGTGGGCTGTGAAGCTGCAGCAGATGCAGGACGGACGCCTTTATATCGCGGGTATTGGTGCCGGTATTGAGAACACCCCTGACGGCATGCAGAGTCAGGTGCTGCTGGCGGCGGACAGGATTGCGATGGTTAATCCTGCGAATGGCAACACAAAGCCGATGTTTGTTGGTCAGGGCGATCAGATATTCATGAACGAAGTGTTCCTGAAATATCTGACGGCTCCCACCATTACCAGCGGCGGTAATCCTCCGGCATTTTCCCTGACACCGGACGGGCGGCTGACGGCGAAAAATGCCGATATCAGCGGTAACGTGAATGCGAACTCCGGGACGCTCAACAACGTCACGATTAACGAGAACTGCCGGGTTCTGGGAAAACTGTCCGCGAACCAGATTGAAGGCGATCTCGTTAAAACAGTGGGCAAAGCTTTCCCCCGGGACTCCCGTGCACCGGAACGGTGGCCATCAGGGACCATTACCGTCAGGATTTATGACGATCAGCCGTTTGACCGGCAGATTGTTATTCCGGCGGTGGCATTCAGCGGCGCTAAACATGAGAGAGAGCATACTGATATTTACTCCTCATGCCGTCTGATAGTGCGGAAAAACGGTGCTGAAATTTATAACCGTACCGCGCTGGATAATACGCTGATTTACAGTGGCGTTATTGATATGCCTGCCGGTCACGGTCACATGACACTGGAGTTTTCGGTGTCAGCATGGCTGGTAAATAACTGGTATCCCACAGCAAGTATCAGCGATTTGCTGGTTGTGGTGATGAAGAAAGCCACCGCAGGCATCAGTATCAGCTGAATTTTATAACCCCAATACGGGCGTCAGAAATGACGCCTTTTTTATTGCAGAAAAGCGAGAGGTAATTATGCGTAAATTATGTGCTGTTATTCTGTCCGCAGTAGTCTGGCTGGTTGCCGCTGGTACGCCAGCGAGCGCAGCAGAGCATCAGTCCACACTAAGCGGCGGGTATCTTCAGTCCCATACTGATATGCCCGGCAACGATGACCTGAAGGGCATTAACGTGAAATACCGTTATGAATTTACGGACACGCTGGGGCTGGTGACGTCATTCAGCTATGCAGGAGACAAGAATCGCCAGATTACCCGTTACAGCGATACCCGCTGGCATGAAGATTCAGTGCGTAACCGCTGGTTCAGCGTGATGGCGGGGCCGTCTGTACGCGTGAATGAATGGTTCAGTGCTTATGCGATGACGGGTGTGGCTTACAGCCGTGTTTCGACGTTCTCCGGGGATTATCTCCGCGTAACTGACAACAAGGGGAAAACGCACGATGTGCTGACCGGAAGTGATGGCGGTCGCCACAGCAACACGTCTCTGGCGTGGGGGGGCTGGCGTGCAGTTTAACCCGACCGAATCCGTGGCCATTGACCTTGCTTATGAAGGTTCCGGCAGTGGCGACTGGCGCACTGACGGTTTCATCGTGGGTGTCGGTTATAAATTCTGATTAGCCAGGTAACACAGTGTTATGACAGCCCGTCGGTTCAGGCGGGCTTTTTTGTGGAGTGGATATGGCAGCAGTAAAAATCTCAGGTGTGCTGAAAGATGGTGCGGGAAAACCAATACAGAACTGCACTATTCAACTGAAGGCAAAGCGTAACAGCACCACGGTACTGGTGAACACGGTGGCCTCTGAAAATCCGGATGAAGCCGGGCGTTACAGCATGGACGTTGAGTATGGCCAGTACAGCGTTATCCTGCTGGTTGAAGGTTTTCCGCCTTCACATGCCGGAACCATTACCGTCTATGAAGGTTCCAGACCAGGTACGCTGAATGATTTTCTCGGTGCCATGACGGAAGATGATGTCATGCCGGAGGCATTGCGTCGTTTTGAGGCAATGGTGGAAGAAGCGGCACACAACGCTGAAGCCGCCTCTCAGAGCGCAGCGGCGGCAAAGAAATCCGAAGCTGCTGCGGCATCATCGAAGAACGCGGCGAAAAGCTCAGAAACGAATGCAGCTAACAGCGCACAGGCGGCAGCGGCCTCACAGACTGCATCGGCAAACTCCGCGACAGCAGCCCAAAAATCAGAAACCAACGCGAAAAATAGCGAAACAGCCGCAAAGACGAGCGAAACCAACGCAAAGTCCAGCCAGACGGCAGCGAAAACAAGCGAAACGAATGCCAAAACCAGTGAAACTGCGGCGAAAAGCAGTCAGGCTGCAGCAGCCGAAAGCGAGAGTGCTGCAGCCGGTTCTGCGACTTCAGCAGCTGGATCAGCAACTGCTGCGGCTAACAGCCAGAAAGCAGCGAAGACGAGCGAAACTAACGCAAAGTCCAGCCAGACGGCAGCGAAGACCAGCGAAACGAATGCCAAAGCCAGCGAAACTGCGGCGAAAAACAGTCAGGATGCAGCGGCCCAAAGCGAGAGTGCCGCAGCTGGTTCTGCAAGTGCGGCGGCTTCTTCTGCCACTGCATCAGCCAACAGTCAAAAAGCTGCAAAAACCAGTGAAACCAACGCAAAGGCGAGCGAGACTGCGGCGGCTAACTCGGCGAAAGCATCCGCTGCAAGCCAGACGGCTGCAAAAGCAAGTGAAGACGCAGCCAGAGAGTATGCAAGCCAGGCTGCGGAGCCGTATAAACAAGTTTTGCAGCCGCTTCCCGATGTGTGGATACCGTTTAACGATTCACTGGATATGATTACGGGCTTTTCGCCGTCATATAAAAAGATTGTTATTGGTGATGATGAAATAACGATGCCTGGCGATAAGGTTGTAAAGTTTAAACGCGCATCGAAAGCAACCTATATTAATAAATCTGGTGTGCTGACAGAGGCTGCCATTGACGAGCCACGATTTGAACGTGATGGCCTGCTTATTGAGGGGCAAAGAACAAACTACATGCTCAATTCGGAAAACCCTGCCAGTTGGGGGCGATCGTCAAATATGGATGTTCCCGAAACCGGGAAGGATAGTTTTGGTTTTACCTATGGAAAGTTTGTCTGTAACGATTCTCTGATTGGGCAAACCTCAGCCATTAATATGGCATCAATTGCTGCAACAAAGTCAGTTGATGTCTCAGGCGATAATAAATACGTGACAACCTCATGTCGTTTTAAAACAGAACTGCAGGTAAGGTTGCGTATCCGGTTTGATAAATATGACGGTAGCGCAACAACTTTTCTTGGTGATGCGTATATTGATACACAAATGCTTGAAATTAATATGACAGGCGGCGCTGCCTCAAGGATTACAGCGAGAGTCAGAAAGGACGAAGCTACCGGATGGATTTTTGCAGAGGCAACAATTCAGGCAATTGATGGGGAGTTAAAAATAGGTTCTCAGATACAGTATTCTCCTAAGCAGGGCGGGGCAACCGTATCTGGTGACTATATTTATCTGGCCACCCCACAAGTAGAAAATGGGCCTTGTGTATCATCTTTTATTATATCAGGAACGACGGCGGCGACCCGCGCAAGCGATATAGTTACAGTTCCCATTAAGAATAATCTTTATAATCTTCCTTTTACGGTTCTTTGTGAGGTACATAAGAACTGGTATAAAACGCCAAATGCAGCGCCGCGTGTTTTTGACACCGGCGGTCATCAAACCGGAGCGGCAATTATTCTTGGATTCGGTTCTTCAGCAGATTACGACGGATTTCCTTATTGCGATATTGGAGGAGCTAACAGACGGGTAAACGAAAACGCATTGCTTGAAAAAATGGTTATGGGGATGCGTGTAAAGTCAGATCAGTCTACGTGCTCAGTAAGTAACGGGCGTATATCCAGCCAAACAAAAACCACATGGTCCTGTATTCAGAACACCGCAATTATCCGTATTGGAGGCCAGACTACAGCCGGGTTACGTCATTTATTTGGTCATGTCAGGAATTTCAGAATATGGCACAAGGCATTGACTGATGCTCAGGTGGGGGAGTCAATCTAATGAAAGATTTAACACTCAAATTTGCCGACAGGGCCGACTTTTCGGCCTTTATGGAGAGTACTGGCTATTATGATGACGAGTCGATGCAGGATGATATTCTTATTGACGTGATAGGTAACGTGTACAAAGAAACCGGAGAACTGAATGAAGATGGCGAACCGGTATGTGTTAAGGAAGACGGATATTTTGTAAACGTGCGCATCATTAATGATGTGAAAACACCGTCAATATTCGATGAATACGTGGTTGCTGTTGAGCATCAACTTCGTGGCTGGATGTGAGGAAGAATAATGGCTACATCGACAGTAATTCCTGATGACATCAAAACGCTAAAATCCGATGTTAGTAAACTAAAAAACGATCAAGGAAGCTACGCAACAAAATCATATGTAGACAGCAAAGATGAAACCGTTGGTGACTGGTCTGCTTCATGGTATCAGCAGGTATTGCCAACTAGCGGAGCTATATTTGGGAGAAAACTCCGCTCAACTCACAGGACGGCAGGTGTTGAGGATGCGTATTGCGAACTATACCTCAAAAAATGGATAGACAGTCCAGGTAACGCAATGGCGCGCCTTAACCTGAACGATAACGGGACAAACATTTGCTGGGACTTTACCAACCTTTATGGCGGTACGATGATTTTTCCCGGTGACAGCGGATACCTCAAAATGGGTAACTGCCTTATGTCATACAGCAAGCGTGGAAGTAACGCGCTTATTAAATTTGATTACACCGACACATTACAGATCAAATATGCTAATCATGGGTCAACCATGACATTAAACACACAGGGAACCGCTCACGCTGGCGTAACAACTAGACTATGGGGTAATTCTAGCCGTCCGGTTGTTTATGAAGTTGGCGTAGATGAGGCTCTGTATATGTTCTACGCACAGAAAACTACCAGCAATACCTACGAATTAACGGTTAACGGCGCGTGCAATGCAAGTGCATTTAATCAAGGCTCTGACCGGGATCTGAAAGACAATATTCAGGTGATCGATAATGCAATCGACCGCATTCGTAAAATGAACGGCTATACATACACGCTTAAAGAAAACGGTATGCCTTACGCTGGTGTTATTGCACAAGAAACCCTGGAAGCCATCCCCGAAGCCGTAGGGTCTATGATGAAATATCCAGACGGCGGGAGTGGATTAGATGGAGAAGAAGGTGAACGGTATTACACTGTAGATTATTCTGGTGTTACTGGCTTGCTTGTTCAGGTAGCCAGAGAGTCAGACGACAGGATAACAGCACTGGAAGAAGAAAACGCAGAATTAAGACAAAGATTATCTGCAATTGAGGCGGCGCTTGCGTCTAAATAATATTAAGGGGCCGAGCGCCCCGTTTTATTGGGTAGGATGAAAATGGATATAACACCTTTCCTTCATGCTCTTTGTGCTGTGGCTGCGCAGCTACTGATTGGTCTTTTTACCGGGAACTGGGCTTACGGAGCGATAGCCGGTTGTACGTTCTTCATTGCGCGTGAACACACCCAGGCAGAATATCGCTGGATTGAAATGTTCGGGCATGGCAAGCGTATGAATATGCCGTGGTGGGGCGGTTTTGATCCACGCGCGTGGGATGTGGCAAGCATGATGGATTTTGCTGTGCCGGTGGTGGCGTGTCTGCTGGTCTGGCGGTTAGTTAATCGTGGGTGAAAAAGCATGTTTAGTGTACTTTCCCGAAACTGATAGTAAGTGGCGAGATTAATTACCTGCTTCAGACTGAATGATTTTTTGCAAGCGCCACAGAAGTAATAGGGGTGAGTGAAAAAATATTATATATTAATGAATTGCGTTATTGCATCATCAGCTCAAAATGATGAATAACTAGAATTCCTGTCATAGCATTAATGGCTGAATTGGTGGGATGATATATCAGATAGAGTATCAATAAAAGCTGGAATGCATGTGGATTCAAATGGTTTTTGGCTAGATGATACTTATATCATATATTATATGAAGTATTTTAATGTTGCTCTGGAGGGAAATAGTGAGAGATGCACGGCGAAGCACGTCTTGAACTAAATATACACAAGTAAATCATGCTTTCGCCGCTGTATTAGAGCTTTGTTTCAGATTTGTTAATCGCCAGGTATTACCCCACCAAAAAAATGATTTTTTGGTAAAGTGGATGTTCTCATAATTTGTTAATGGCAATTTTAACTGTTCTGTTTAGATCGTATATGGCTCCAAATTTAAAGCTTTCTTTATAGGAAAGGCAAAAAATATCAAGTTTTTGACTAAGATAAATAAGTTTGTTTTTTTCATTAGTGGCGAATTGTTTTATGTTGCTGATTTGATAGTTGCTACGCAAGAAAGAACTAAATTGCTCAATATCATTAACTGCCCAATTCTTTAAAACGCATTTTGTTACAAATGATACACCTAGTACTTCAAGCGGCTTATAATTTCCGAATGGATCTAAAGTGGTTAATTGGTTAGCATTGAATGATGCCCAGCCATTCAATTCTAATTGCAACTTAATAGTGTTGAGTTCACGCATTTTGATCGTGCTTTCATAACGGTAAAATGAAATTGAGTACAGCAATTTGCTATCTTCAAAACCACTATTTAAGCTATTTTTTCTATCAAGTGAGTATAGCTCAAAGCATTCTGCAACTTCATTGTCAGTGAATCCGTTCAGAATCGAAGTGACAAACTTTAGAGTTATAATTGGTGATTTTGGTAGGTATTTATGTGTGGTTAAATACTCATAATTCTGAAACGCTTTTATCCATTCATAGAAATTACAGTCAATCTTACGGCAAATTAAGTCGACAAGTGTATTTGAAAGTTCCTTTTCATTTATCTCATGTAATTCTGGACGTGCTGATATTGCAATTTCTCTCATAGTAAGCCGTTTTGCTTCATAAAACAAAACATCCAATATGTCATTTAATGAAGCTTGTCCGCTATAATACCTTTTAATCTCAGGTTTTATTTTGTAATTATTCAATGCTAACCATAGCACTCTCTCACTATCACTTGATTTCTCGGTGTTTAATAAAAAAGTTGGATCTTTGTCCTTGAGAAGATCCTCAAGAGAGTGATTATGCAAAAATAATAAAATGAAGAAAGAGCATATTGAGTTTAAAAGAATTGTTGATGGTATTCGCCAAGAAAGATGAGGATATGATTTAACGTATTCATATAATGGCGTAACTGTGTCCAAAATACGCATCAAAATACGGATGTTAACTATGTTGTTATTTTTTACTATATCCTCAAAGAGAATTTTATCTTCCTGTGGGAATTGGGAAAGCTTTCCATTTATTATATCTATATCCAATATTTCCTCTGGATGCGGATTATAATGAAGTGTTTCTGCAATGAGTTTTTCCTTGTGTTCTATTTTTAAACCAGACTCAGTTGATGTATTGGTAATAATAATAAAGTCTAAATTTGAGTTCATCTCGGACATATAAAGAGAATGGCAATATGTCAAAATTTCACTAACTAATGATTTTTCGGATATTCTCTCTATATCATCCAATATAAAAATACCATCCAGTTTTGATAAAATGTTTTCTCTAACACTTGCACCAATAGAATTAAACATGCTGTTAATAATATTGGCACTTGCAGGTGAGCCGCTGGCAATGCTACCTATCCCTGATAGACTTTCGAGCCCGGATTTAAATGTTTGTATATCTTGCAGGTAGTAACAATCTATAATTTTAGCTTTGAAATCTGATAAGGATTTAATACCTAGTAAAGAAATATAATAGAAAATGTTTTTATCATAGTACTTGGGGAATTTTTTTCTGATAAAGTGAGTCTTTCCTGTGCCCCAGCTCCCATCAAGCAAAATCAGACCATCTCTTTTTTGTGAAAGTAGATGTATTATTTTTATAATAAGATTGCTGTTAGAGTATTTCAT